TGACTGCATATCGACTCGGTATAGACACCTAAACCACAACCATGAAAACCAGCTCAAGCCTCCCCCGTCAGACAACACCCTAATTCTTTAAAGTTTGAAGAATTTCGCGACATTCTTGAGGGTCCAGAACACCTGCATTAACAAGTCCTGCTAGTGCATTTAACCGGTCGGTTAAAGCTTGATCAGTCGGATTTCGTAGTATAGCCAAATGGTTGAAGTTGCTAGAAGGGACATCAGTAGGGCGTGGTCGGAGAAAGTCAGGAGTAATATTTCGGTTTGTCGGCTGGGGGGGAGGGGGTGGAGCTCGGAGAGTGTGTTGAGTCATTGTAACTGGTGAGCGGTCCCCAAACTGGATCTGGCTAGTCGAAGCTGGAGTAGAAGCTGATGTAGCAGTCACAGTATTTGGAACACGAGTTGGCGTCACTTGAGGTTGACGGGCTGTAGAATCAGTGTCTTCGGGTGTGGAAGCAGGAGCAGGCGGTTGCGGAGGTGTTAAATTCTGATCCATCTGAGCACTATCGAAATCCTCACTCCAATCAGCTACTCGTGACTCAGGTTCGATCGGCGTGAAAGCTGAGGCAGCATTTGTTTGCTGGTCTCTAGTATTTGATGACTCAACTGGAGGCATTGCAGATGGTGATGGTGACAGGACTAAGGCAGGAACATTCGTATGTTCAGATTGGGGAAAATCACTGCCATCATCGGGACGAAAATGATGAGTGGTGAACGGATCCTCATTATCATCACGAGACTGTTGGTAGGTAATAACCCCTTGCGAGGCAGCTTGGTTGATTTGAGCGGGAGGTGGGGTATTTGGAATTATAACATGACCATTGGGAACGAGAGTTCGGATACCTGGACCGTTATATACGGGTTGTTCTTGTTCACTCGAGATTGTGCGAAGTGAGTTGAGGTATCCAGCCTTATACGTAGTTCCAAAGAGATTCAGGGTAAGATCTTGGTAATGCTGAGTTAACGTAGTTGTCTGAATGTTAACAAGATGTTCGACACCGCCTAGTAGGATGATAGCAAGATGGGGGTAATGGCGACCAAGAATGTGAGCTTCAATATCAAGACCAGTCACACCAGTTTCCAAAATGACATCATTCATTTGAAGGGGACTCTTCAGGTTCAGATCGCGTAACTTGAGAACAACGCCAGAGGTTGGTAGATCGCTCAAACTCTTAGAACTGGAGACAGAGGGGTTGGTGCACAGAGGACATTTTTCGGGATCAGTAACAAATGTAACAGACGGATGATTGATGTGACCACTAGCAATACGAACGGATTCAAGTTTGGGGATGGCGGAGGGATCGGACAGACGAACAATTATCTCGGTGTGAGCAAGAGCGAGTAGTTTCTTATCACGTACTTGAGCATCCCAGACTTTGGTAATACCAACGAACTTGCGAAACTGAACTTGAGTTTGATGAACAGTTTGGAGGTGAGATGTGAGAGAACTCGAGTGTTGATAGATAGTTAGTGCCATGGCTGAAGATCAATAATTGCGGTAACCTCTGTTTGCGTGCGATATTGATC